CGCACCTTTTTTAATGTGTAATTGTATGATGCTTCAAAATAAAGATGTTAGGTGGAGCTTACCAAATACACGTTGAGGCTTAGTAGAAACGGTGGTTCTATAAATCTCTCACTCACTGCAAACGATATGAACCACGCTCAGGCGCAAAGCATGGACATAAGCAGAGCTTTAAAAGCAGATAACACTTCACTCCTCTACGAACCTTTCGAAGAGTGTGAACTTTCGAAACTATTTCGGAAGTTGGCATTCAACGAATACACTCATGAAAATTGCGAGATATGGGAAAATTCGTTCTGTAATGAAGTGCCTGTGATTTATGCGTTAAAAACCAGATACTATATACGACCCATGATATTAGATTATCTAGAGATACACAGAGACGGTTGTGTAAAACCGTCCTGTGGTAACAAGACATGTATTAACCCATACCACAACTCTTACAAGAAAATGAAGGGATCAAAACTTGGTGACGCAGACATAAATCTTGCAGTAGCATTCGCAAGCCAAGGCGTCCCCATTAAGGAGATCGCCAAGGTGCTCAAAGTTAACCGCTCAACGATTTACCGAACGTTAAACCGTGAACATCTTCACTCTGGGTCTGCGTGTAACTGACACAGCAGATACCGACGAGAACAAAGTCACACATGTCTTAGCTGAGTCTCTTCCCTCCAGCGACAAACGTGTAATCACCAAAGTTCAGCTCTCAACTAAAGAAGACCACTACGTCGGGAAGATTCTCAAGACGCTGGTGGAAGGTCAAACCGTACTTGCTCTCGGCCCTACAAAGGCAACTCCTGACGGTGTGCTGCAGATGCAGCCGATGCTTGTCGTAACAAAGGACAACTGGGACGACCTTTTGGCTGTAAATCTGTTCATTGCCACGGGTGGCCTCGGTCCTAAAGCGGACGAGAATACTGTGGGTGACAACACAGTCACAAACCGATCGCTCGCTTGGCAGGATGAAAAGGGCGAGACAGCTTGGTTCAAACTCACGGCCTGGGACAAGCTATCTACTCAGCTCTCTGAATTAGCTCCAGGTACCCCGACTATTGCAGTCGGTCGCGTTAATACGTCGGAGAAAGACGATCGCAAGTTCCTTAACTACGGAGTAGATAAGGTTCTTTACCTCCCTCGCAGCAAAAAAGCTGCACCAAAACAAGCAGCTGATCCCGACAAAGGTGTCGTTTCAACTGCTGCTCTCGGTTCAATTGATTTCTCTCTCTGATTAACGATCATGGTTTTTATTGCTGGAAAGTTTGACGCTGATGAAATCCTCTGCCAAGTTCCTCCGCACACGCTCAGGATTGATCTTCAAGCACGTCGTTGGAAGTCCGACAATGACCCTGAGTCGGCCATTACTGACTCAAACGACAACGGCATACCGATTGAGTTCATCCTTCTTGGGTTTACGCCCTATTTCGGTAACCTCGGTATGCGTTCGCACGAAGAGTTTATTCGTATTAGTTACATTGGTGTTACGCCTTCTCACCGTCTTCTTCCTCCACGGTGCGTATGTACGAGTATCATCAGTGGCAAATCGAGCCAGAAAAACTTTATTTCGTACTTCCAAACGCTCTACAACAACCGAATTAACGTTGGTGAAGTAGTAACATCAACCAAGTTTGCACAACGTTCATTCAATGAACGTGATCCAATCACTGGCGCAGACGGGGCGAAGATTAACTACAACGTTCTGGAATTCAAAGATCGTCCCGCTCAGAGCGACGAAGAGAAACAGCTCATCGAAGATGTGTCTGTTTGGCTCGAAAGTCAAGGAGATCTGGTGGCATCTGCTCTTCGTAGCTGTATCCCCGGCTCTAATTTGGTTGAGCTACCTTTGGGACAAGACCACGCGGCCATTAAAGAAGCTTTTATTGAGGCTAATCCAAAACGTCTCGAAGGCGACTCCCCCAAAGGATTAGCTGCGTTGCCCGCTGATGCAGGTACACCAGGAAAAAAACCTAAGCAAGATCCGCCTTCAGCTAAGAAAGATGAAGGCGAGAAGGAGCTGACCGATGAGCAGAAGGCAGCCCTAAAAGCTGCGGGTCTCGAGTTTTAAAGCTAGACTCTCGTTAAGGGGTAAGGTTTAGGAGCACACAAGTGCTCCTTTTTTATTGCATTCGAATCAAGTCGCCGAAAGACGGAAGCTCAATATCGTTAAGTATGCAGTATTCACATATTTTCTGAAGAAGCGTTCCTCTGATAAGGTAATTCGTATGAACTAAACTCAGTACCTCACGAGCGTCTTCTGGCCCTAAGTCCAAAACCTTATCTACGAATACACGATGTTGAAACTCCTGTTCGTAAGAAAGGTAAGAGCGAAGCTTCTCTAATAACTCTTCCGACATGACCTCCTTCTACAGAGTTCCAAAATATATTTTCGATCCTATCGGGAAAACTGGCTTGGTCAAAGGAAAAGTACTTCTTCCTTCAGACTACGACGGTGAGCTAGCCGCCCAAGTGAGGAAATTTAATGTCGATGATGTAACTATAAACAGAAACCCCGACAACGTACTAGACCTTGACTGGTGGTCAAAACAAAAAGATCAGTTTGATTGGGTAGTCGCAATCACACAAGGTGACAAGGATAAGGCTCAGTGGATTGCAGAGTGCGGTATGCAGTCCGCGAGGTACGGTCTCTGTATCCTCGATCGACTAACTTTTCTGGAGCCCACGCGGAATCGCGAAGACTTTCTCCTTAACACCTCTCTTGCGAATATTAAGATTTTGAGTCCAAGGCCATCATTTCGTGCGGATAACAAAGCTACAAAAGACTCTGTAACCTCAGCGTGGTTTGTATTTCATAGAGCAGGTGCGGCGCTAATAAGTACCAACATAGATTTCGAAGTAGGCTGGCACCGTCCTAAAGATCTAAAGCTGTGAGTAAGCGGCTCCTCGACCGGATTGAGAAGCTGATTGAGCTTCAAGAGAAACAAAATTCAAAGCTTGATAAAATCACTGCGCTTCTAGCAGGTACTCAGTTACTCACAGAGTGTGTTGATTATCAAGGTAACGCACGCTCATCGGAAGACTGTGCGGAGATTGTTATTGAGGGCTTCTCAGCAGCTCTGTGCCTGATGGGCGAGATAGATCAACGCACGAAAGAATATCAGTACCAGAAACAAGAGTTTTTTATTGACGAAGAGGATTAAGTGCAACCTCAGAAATTCGTCTTAAACTTATACTAATTTGACACGTATATTGTGTCCGACACTCGCGTCACTATCAATGGTAGAAGACATTACATCTGTAATGGAGTACCAAAACCACTGCCCTCAGTAACTTCGGTCTTAAGTGCCACTCAAACGGAGGCAACTAGAAAGAAGCTAGAGCACTGGAATAAGATGAACCCCGGCGCTGCTGACGCTGCAGCAGAACGTGGTACTTGGATCCACAACAGTGTTGAAAACTATCTAAGAGGTTTGAGGGTTGTCCCTCCTCAAAATTATGCTCCTTTCTGGGACGGGATGCCTAGTCTCTTAGACGACCTTCTTGATGGTGGGAGAGTACTTTGGTCTGAAAAACCCTTTAACCAACCTGCATGGTCGAAGTATGTCGGAGACGACGGAGTAGGCCGCATTCATTACTATGACGAAAATACAGGTTACGGATACGCAGGGTGCTGTGACCTTATCTATATGAATTCAAACGCCGAGATAATCTTAGCGGACTTTAAAACAAGTAACGGACCTTACTCGGCACGCTTCCCTAACAAGAAAGCAAATGTAGACGAAAAAACTCGCAAAGCTCTTATCTCAGGGGTATTTAAAACAAAGAAGACAAGACTTCAACTGGCGGCATATAAAGCCGCAGCAGAAGCCTGCCTGGGAATTAAAATTGAAAAGACTCAAATTATTGTTACTACTGCAATTAAAGAGTTCAACACTCAGATCTTTACCTTTGGTCCTAGCGAAGTAGAGAAAGACGAAGAGAGTTGGTTCCAGGTCGTGAAGGATTACTACGAACAACAGCCGTCGACGTAGAATCAGGATCACCAAAACGGGCAACCTGACAGGGTCTTCACCCTTTTTTCAGGATTTTTGCCCCGAATCCAGGCCATACTGTAGGCGCTCAGCGACACTCCATGAACTTTATTTGCTCCCTCAACCCTGGGGTGGTTCCCTTCCTCCACGCTGAGACGGGCAAGATAGAGGCTGGCGGGAACTTTAAAGCCTTTAACGAAGGTTGGGAAGCGAAGGAGCTTGACACTAAATCTTTAGTAGACCAGCTTGGGAAAAAATATGGTTTATGTGCGTGGCACCTTCAAGACGGCAAGAGAAAAAGTAAATCGACGGGCGTAATTAAAGCTGGATTAATCATCGTAGATATTGATAATCAGGCTGACTATAAGGATGAGAAAGGAAATAAAGTTCAGAAGCAAGAGTTAACTGTAGAAGAAGCTCTCGAGCTTGATGTCTGTAAAAAATATTTGACTGTTGGCTATTACTCTCCTTCCGACAAAGAGGGCTGGCCAAGGTTTCGTCTGGTGTTCGGACTAGAAAC